CGGGCAGCGCGTCGGGGCGGCCCGCCGTCTCGCGCAGGAGGTTTTCCGCGAGGCCCCGGGCGGCCTCCACGAACTGGGTGCCGTTGAGAAGGACAAAGGCGTGCAGCGCGGTGTTGGTGGTGTCGCGGCGCGCGACGCACACCACGCGCTTCGGGACGTCGAAGGCCTCCAGCACCGGCGCGGGCCCGTTGCGCCGCCAGAAGGTGTAAAGGCTCCGCCGGAACAACGCGTCGCCGGTACCGGCCGGCGCCGGCTTGAAGGATTCCGGCAGATCGTAGGGGTTGACGGGCGGCCCGCCCAGCCGCTCGACCAGCAGGCCGCTGACCGCGAGGGCCTGACGCTCTCCTCGTCCGCCGTGCCGATTGAGGTCGAGAACGCCACCTACGAGGGCGCCGACCGCGAGATTGTGGCGCCGGGCTCCCTGGCGGCGGACATCAAGCCCGGCGGCGGCATCATTCGCCGCGTCAAGGCGGGCAGCACCGAGGTCGAGTATGCAGCCGACACGGCCAACACCACGACCTTCACGCGGATCGACCAAGCCCTGTCGCCGCTGATCGGCGGGACCAGCACCTACAGCGGCAACACCGCGAGGGCCTGATGGACCGCATTGAGCGGCTGATGGCGACCTGGGAACCCCGGATCGCTGCGGCCTTCCGCCTAAGCATCCAAGGGATCCGAAACAAGGTGGTCATCGCCCAACTGGTCGAGGCCCTGAAAGCCGGGGACGTAGAGCGGGCGGTCCGCCTGATCGGCATTGAGCCTGTCCGCTTCCGCCCACTGGCCGCCGTCCTTGAGGCCTTCTTCGAAGCCGCCGGAATGGACACCACCGTCAGCATCAACGTGGGTCCGGGCGTGGGCCTTGCCATCTTCGACGTGCGAGACCCCCCGGCGGATAACTGGCTGCGGACCCACGCGACCGAACTGATCACCCGGATCAGCGATGAGCAGCGCGACATGGTGCGCGAGGCGCTTCGCCCGCTGCGCCTGGGTGTTGACCCGATGCTTTCCATGCAGACACCGCAAAAGCTGGCCCTGGACCTCGTGGGTCGCATCTCGAGTGTCACCCGCCAGCGCGAGGGCGGCATGATCGGCCTCAACGCCGAGCAGGCGAAGTGGGCGCGGAACTACGCCGCCGAACTGGCCGAGTCCCCACCGAACCCGGGTGCCCTGGAGCGCAAGCTGCGGGACAAGCGGTTCGACCGCACCATTGCCAAGGCCATCCGCGAGGAGAGGTCGCTCACCGACGAACAGCGGCAGGCCATGGTCTTCGCCTACCGGAACCGGGCGCTGCGCCTGCGGGGCGAAACCATCGCGCTCAACGAGGCGTCCGAGGTCGCCCACAACGCCCAGGTCGAGGCGTGGAAGCAGGCCATCACGCGGGGCGTGGTCAAGGAGGACTCGGTTCGCCGGTTCTGGATCACCGCTGGCGACGACCAAGTCCGCCCGACGCACCGGGAGGTTCCCGGCCTCAACGCCGCTGGCGTTCGCCTGGATCAACCGTTCCAGACCTACAAGGGTCCGGTCATGCAGCCGGGCTGGCGGTTCGATCCGGGGTGTCGTTGTCGGGTTAGGGTGCGGGTTGTGGAGTAGGCGCGACCGCCTCGTCCATCCCGGCGCCCAGGATCACAAGCGCCTGCCGCGCCACCTCGATGGCGGTGTTGCCCACCACGGTCTCGCCCGGCTCCACGCCCAGCACGTCCGACGCGGCGCGAAGCCTGCGACCTACCTCGTCGTCGCTGATCGGGTTCCCCATGCCCCCACCTTAGCACGGAGGCCCGCATGGTCGACTTCACCGAAATTGCGGCAACGGTTTCCAATGTGATCGCCGCGGAGGGCCTGGGCGCGCCTGTTGCGCTGACGCGCAAGACACCCGGCGCCTACGATGCCGCAACCGGCGTGGCCGCCGTCACCACCACGGTCGCCAACGTGTTCGGCACTGTCGAGGAGGTCCGGGGTCGCGAGCTTATGTTGGGGCTGGCCCAGGCTGGCGACAAGCGCGTCAGCATCCCGGCTGCCCAACTGAGCGCGGCGCCCGCACCCGGCGACAGCCTGACCGTCCTGGCCGTGAACTACGTTGTGGTCCGGGTTGAGACCGTGACCGGTGGCGCCGTGGCCATCCTCTACGTTCTAACCTGCCGCGTGGCGTAGTGGTCTCGTTCGCCGAGCAGATGGCCACCGCAAAGATCGTGGTGCGCGCCGATATGAACCGCGTCCTGCGCGGCGCCATCGAGGAGGCCGGGGAGCGGCTGATCAAGCGCAGCCCGGTTGACACCGGGCGGTTCCGGTCGAACTGGCGCTATGGCCTGACGACCCCGGACCTGTTCGCGAACAAGGCCACCCGGGAGTGGTTCGTCCACAATCTTGAGGAAATACCCCGGGACCTCCTGGGCTTCCGGCACTTCATCACCAACGCGCTCCCCTACGGCCCGGCCCTTGAGCGCGGTTCGTCCGCCCAGGCCCCGCAAGGTTTCGCCGGTCTAACTGCCGTGGAGTGGCCGAACATCGTCTCGCTCGTGGTCGGCAGGGTTGGCGGGTCGGTCTATCAGGGAGGGGCGTTGTGAGCCTTACCGCTGTCCGCGCCGCGCTGGAAACCGCGCTGCAGACCATCACGCCCGCGCTGGCGACCCACCACGAGAACGCCGGGTTCACCCCGGTTCCGGGCACGCCCTATCAGTCGGTCGCGCTGCTGGTGGCCGAGCCCCGCAACGACGAGGTGTCGCGCTCCTGGGTCGAGCAGGGCCTCTTTCAGATCACCCTTCGCTACCCCCTGGGCGAAGGCCCGGCGGCGGCCACGGCCCGCGCAACGCTCATCCGCGCGAGCTTCTACCGGGGCGCCTCGTTCACCTCCGGCGGCGTGGTCGTCACCATCCCCCGGACGCCGCAAATCCTTCCGGCCTTTATCGACGGCGACCGCTTCGCCCTGCCGGTGCGCGTCCCCTTCGCCGCTCCCATTACCGCCTGACACGGCGGCCCCTGACGGCCCGCTCCGGTCCGTCTTCCTCTCACTGATCGGAGAACCCCATGCCTATCGCCAACGTCATCGCCACCCAGGTCAAGCGGGTGAAGCAGTCCGGCCTCGGTGTCGCCGGGTCGTCCGGGTCGCAACTGATGCGCCGGGTTTCGCTTGAGATGAACAAGCAGAACTCGACGTTCACGTCGAACGAGATCGTCAGCCACCAGCAGTCCACCGGCGCCACCCAGGGCCCCGGCCAGATCAACGGCTCCCTCAAGGGTGAGCTGTCGCCGGGCTCCTACGCCCTGGAGTTCGCCGCCCTCCTGCGCCGCGACTTCTCGGCGGTGTTCACCGCGATCACCGGCCTGTCGCTGACCATTGCCGGGTCCGGGCCGACTTGGACGGTCACGCGCGGCACCGGCGACTTCCTGACCGGCGGCGTCAAGATCGGCATGGTCGTTCGCCTGTCGGTCGGCACGCTCAACGCTGCCAACATCAACAAGAACCTGCTCGTGCTGGGCGTCACCGCAACGGTCCTGACCGTGGTTCCGCTCAACGGCGCCGCCCTGGTCGCGGAAGGCCCTATTGCCTCGTGCACCGTGGCCAGCGGGGGTGGCAAGATCACCTTCGCGCCGACCACCGGCCACACGAATGATTACTACACCTGGGAGAAGTGGTTCGCCGACCTCCCGCGCTCGGAACTGTTCACGGACGTGAAACCGGGCGCCGCGGACGTCTCGTTCCCGGGTTCCGGCCTGATCGAAGTCGGTTTCGAGATGGTGGGCCTGGGTCGGACGCTCGGCGCCTCGGAGGTGTGCACCTCCCCGACCGCCGCCAGCGCCACCAACACGGTCTCGGCGGTCCAGGGGCGGATCATCGTCAACGGCGCCATCACGGCGGTCACGAACATCCAGTTCAAGATCGACGGCGCCACCTCGGCGGGCGACCCGGAAGTGGGCTCGGCCACCCTCTCGGACCTCCAGCGCGGCAAGATCGGCGTCAGCGGTTCCTTCTCCGCGAAGTTCGAGACGGCCACCCTGCAGACGCTCCGCGATAACCAGTCGATCATCGCCCTGATCGTTGGCGCCGCCGACAGCGGCCTCGCCACGGCGGACTTCGTGGTCTTCACCCTTCCGGCCATCAAGCTGTTCTCGGACGACGCCAGCGACGGCGGCGACGGACAGGTGGTTCGCACCTACAACTTCACCGCCCAGTTCAACGGCGCGGGTGGCGCGAACCTCGCGACCCACCAGACCATCTGCCAAATCCACGACTCCCAGGCGCCATAAGCCGCGCCGAAGCCCGCACAGAACGGGCCACCCCTTCCTCCCCAACTTGAAACCGGCGGTCGCGCCGCCGGTGCTTTTTCGGAAAGGCCGAACCATGACGAAAGCGACCCTGTCCCTGGCGGACCTCAACGCCCGCGCCGCATCGAACAAGGGCTACGAGTTCGAATACCTCCTGGGCGGCGAGCCCACCGGCTTCTTCATCACCGTCCTGGGCGCGAATGCCGACGCCGTGGCGGCCACTATCAACGCCGAGGTCAACGCCATGCGGCGTCGCGAGCAGTTTGCCGCTGCCCGTCGCGCCAAGGCCCGCCATAGCGACGTGCCCGAGTTTGAGCCCATCGAGGAGGATATCGCCTCGGGCCAGCGCCTTGCCGCCGTCCGCATCTGCGGCTGGCGCGGTGTTGCGGAGCCCTACAGCCCCGAGGCCGCCCTGGCGCTGTGCGAGAGCAACCCGGACGTCTGTGTTCAGGTCATCGCGGCGTCCAGCGCGCTTGAAAATTTCTTGAAGCCCTCGCCGACGACGTAGTCGCCTACGCGGAGGCGCAGTTCCGCCTCAACGCGATGGTCGGTGAGGGCAAGGCCCGCACGACAGTTCGGGAAGCCCTGCAATCGCTGGCGTCGCAGGGCGACCCGGAAGCCCTCTCCGAACTTGCCACTCTGCCGACGCTCCCACGCCTGGGCGCTCACCTCTGGCAGTGGTTCTCGGAACTCACCGCGACCCGCACTGCCTCGGGCCTCGGGCCGAACCGGCTGACCCGCGCTGAGATTCGCGCGTGGGAGGCGGACGAGGGGCAATGGCTCGACCTGTGGGAGCGCCGCGCGATCCTGCGGATAGACCAAGCCTGGATCAGCAGCGCCCACGCGGCGCCAAAGTAGGGGGGCGTCCGTGACCGATATCGTCTCCCGCGTTGGCGTAGAGTTCACCGAAACCGGCGCCGAGAAGGTCGTTCGGTCCATCAACGACCTTGCCGGGGCCGGGACCAAGGCCGAGGGCGTGCTGGACAACGTGGCCGACGCCACCCGGCGCCTCGGTGAGGAGTCCCGCCGGGCCGCCGCGCAGAGCAAGAACCTCCAACTGGCCGGGCTCAACCTGTCCCGGCAGTTCTCGGACGTGGGTGTCTCCCTGGCCGGGGGTATCAACCCGCTAATGGTCCTGATCCAACAGGGACCACAGGTCGCGGACGCCTTCGCGGTGGCCCGCCAGCAGGGCCTCGGCTTCTCGGCGGTCCTCCGCGGTATTGCGGCCTCCCTCGCGCCGCTCCTCCCCATGCTTACCCTCGCGACGGTCGCCGTGGGCGGCGCCGTGGGCGCTTTCATGGCGTGGCAGGAGCAGGGAAAAAAGACGGCAGAGGCATTGAAGGCCACGGCCAAGAGCGCCGCTGAGTTCGTGAAGGCGCAGGACGACGTGCGGAGCGCGCTGGGTCAGGCGCTTACCTTCTCGGAGAAATACAAGGTGGCGAACGACGCCATCACCAAGTCGCTCGACGGCGTGCTGCAGGCACAGTCGGCGGCCTACCGCGAGACCATGGCCGGGATCAGCGCCACGGATGCAGCGGGCCGGGCCGCCGCCCAGCGCGCCGAGCTTGAGCGCCTTGCCACCGTTGCCATCCTTCGCCGGGCAGCGGCGGAAGCGCAGGCACGCGCGGCACAAAGCGATGCGGCGGCCCGGTCGGCGCGCGGCGCGGCCCGGTCGTCCGGCTTCTTCGCCACCCTGGGGTCCGCCTATATGAACGCCGAGGCGCCGGGTGGGGTTGACCCGCTGGCGCGCGGTGAGGCGGTGGAGATTGCCAAGTTCCGCCAACTGGGCGGCGAGTCCGCTGCAGCGGCGGCTAAGGCCGAGCGCGAATTCGCCAAGACCCTTGAACAGACCGCCGACGCGCTTCTCAAGGGCAGGCTGGTGGCCCCACAGACCGCCGCCGACCGCCGGGCGCTGGCCGCTGCCGCGCGGGATGCCGCCAAGGCCGAGCGCGAGCGCGCCGCTGCTCTGGCCGAGATGACCAAGCGGGTTGAGGGTGTCGTGCGTGCCCTGGAAACCCCCTATGAGAAGGCCATCCGGGAAACCGGCGAGGCCACCCTTACGCTCCGCGAAGGACTCGAGGCAGGCATAATCAGCCTCGACGTGTTCCGGGAGTCGGTCTCGCGCCTGTTCCTGCCGGTGGTGGACGCCAAGGACGCGGTCAAGGCGCTCAACACCGAGTTCTCCTCCACCCCCGACGACCTCGAAAAGGCCGTCAAGGGTATCGACACGGCCACGGACAAGGCCATCGACCTCGCCCGGGCTTTCAGCGACGTCTCGGTTTCGCTCCGCGACATGGTGCGCTCGATCCGCTCGGGCGACGTGGGTTCCCTGATCCTCAACCTGCAAGACCTGGGCACCGGGATCACCACCATGCTCCAAGGCGGCGCCCAAGGTGCGCTGACCCTGGGCTCGCTGGCCGCGAACGCCATCGGCGGGCGGACGGGCCGGGCCATCGGTGGCGGCCTGGGCATCGCGGCCTCGGGCCTGGGCGTGGGCGCCTTTGCGGCCTCCTCGGCGGGCGCTGCGACCCTGGGTGCGGCAGGCCTTGGCGCGGGCGCCATTGCAGGCATCGCGGCCATCGCGCCGCCCCTGGCCGCTGTTGCCGCCGCCCTCTACGCGGCGGTCAAGATTTTCAACATCGGCGGCAAGCCCTCGAACAACGGCGCCGGGTTCGACCTGACGACCGGCGCGCTGTCGGGCAACCGGCGGAACGCGGAGACCGAGCAAGCCGCCCAGGGCGCCGGGGAAGCGATCCGGGCCATCCAAGACGCGCTCAAGGCAGCGGGCATCGGCCTCACCGACTCCGTGCGCGGCCTCGTGATCGGCACCCGGGACCAGACGCAGATCTACCTCGCCAGCGGGCGGACCCTGCTCTCGGCTGTGGGCGACAGCGGCGCGGCGGTCGATACCGCGCTGCGGGCAATCCTCGAAAGCGCGACGTTCGTCTCCGAGGCGCAAAAGAAGCTGGTCGACAGCGCCCTCGCGGCGGGCAAGGGCTTCGACGCGATCCAAGACATCCTGGCCCGCTACGAAAGCGCCCAGGCGATCACCGGCAACCTCGCGGCGCAAATCCAGCAACTCAAGGACCCCAAGGCGTTCGACCTTGCGGCTGTCGAGAAGAACATCAAGGCCCAGCGCGATGCCGCAAAAGACCTCGCGGACAACGGTTTCATCACCGCCGACGTGCTGGCGACCATCAACACCCAACTCACCGAACTGCGGGGGCTCGAGATCGAGCAAGTCTTGAAGCGGTATGCGGAGGTCATTGAGGAGGCGACCAACGACAATCTCGCCAAGGCGAACGACAACTTGGCCGCTGCCCAACAGACCCTCATCGAGGCGTATGGCCGGGAGGCCGACGCGCTCAAGGAGACCGCCGACCGCTTCCGCACCCTGGCGAACAGCCTGCGGCAGTATGGCGCCTCACTGGCGGGCGGGCAGGGTGGCGCCGCCGCTTTCGCGGCCACCCGCAGCGCCTTCCTGCGGACCTCCGCGCTGGCGCAGAGCGGCGATGCGGCGGCCCTGGGCGACCTCCAGCGGGTTTCCGACGCCTACCTACAGGCCGCACGCGCCGTGGCCCCTGACGCGCGCGCCTACGCCCGCGCGCTGGCCGATGTTCGCAACGCCGTGGAGGCGTCCGCCAGCGCCGCGGATGCCCAGGTTTCCAACGCCGAACAGCAGCTTGAGGCGCTTCACCAGATGGTCGCGGCCCTGGTCAAGCTGGACGAGAATATCATCTCCGTCGGGGCGGCCATCGTTGCCCTCGCGGAGGCCACGCGCGCCCAGGCCGAGGCAGCGGCGGCAGATCGCGTGCAACAGGCCACAGCCCCGCCCCAGGTGGTCGCGGCGCCCACGTCCGCGCCCCTGTCGGTGGATACCAGCAGCCTTGAGCGGAAGGTGGAGGAACTGACGGTGCGGATGGCGGGCCTCCAGGCCGAGAACAACGTCCTGCTGGCGGCCATCAACCGCAGCAACGACCAGACGGCAGGCGTGCTGACCCGAGTGACCCGCGACGGCAACTCGCTCGTAACGATCCCGGCGGCCTAATGCGCGCGATCCCCCCGCTTGCCATCACGGAACTTGGCCTGACCTCCACCACGGCGCCCGAGCCGGGCCTGGGGGAGGCCGTGTGGCTGGTCGGTACGACCTACGCCAAGGGCGACAAGGCGATCCTGGGCACGCTGACCTCCACGGTCACGATCAGCATTGCCTCGCCGGGGGTTGTGACCTGGGCGAGCAACGGACTGCCGAACGGCACGCCGGTCTACCTGACCACGACCGGCGCTCTGCCGACCGGGTTGGTCGTGAACACGGTCTATTTCGTCGTGAACCGCGCCGCCGGGTCGTTCCAGCTTTCCGCCACGCCCGGGGGCGCCGCCATCGTGACCACCGGGTCGCAGTCGGGCACGCACACTGCCAACGCGGCGCTCCACCGGGTCTATGAGAGCCTCGCGAACTCGAACACCGGCAATCCGCCCGCCATCGACGACGGGACCAAGTGGCTCGACATTGGCCCGACCAACCGCTGGGCAATGTTCGACCTCCTGCGGAACACCGCGACCGCCCAGGCCTCGCCGCTGACGGTGGTGCTGACGCCCGGCCAGCGCGTCGACTCCATCGCGCTTGTGGGTCTGGTCGCGGACACGGTGACGATCACGGTCACGGTCTCGGCGGTTGAGGTCTACAGCTACACGACCAACCTCAGCGACCGTGAGGTGCTGACGTGGTACGACTACTTCTTCAAGCCCTTCTCGTCCAAGAGCGCGGTCGCGCTGTTCGACTTGCCGCCCTACACGAACGCGGTCGTGACGGTCACGCTGACCCGGACCAGCGGCTACGTCTACTGCGGTGGTCTTGTCCTGGGCACCTCGGCCTATATCGGGCGGACCCTGCATGACGCGGAGAACAGCGGTCTCAACTTCTCCGAGGTAAGCCGGTCGTTCGATGGCGCCGCCACGCTGATCCAGCGCCGGACCATCCCCAAAACGACCCAGCGGGTCCGAACAACCAAGGCCGCCGTGAAGTCCCTGACGGACCTCCGCTCGGTGTTGAACGCGGTTCCCGCGCTTTGGTCCGGCCTGGACGACACGAGTAGCGGCTACTTCGAACCCCTGCTGATCCTGGGCTTCTACCGGACCTTCACAATCGTGATGGATCAGCCGGACGAGGCCCTGGTCACCCTGGAACTGGAGGAAATCTAGCGTGCCGACCAACATTCCCTCCATCACGCCGCTTCCCACGCCGTCGCCACAGACCTCGGACCCGGCCAACTTCAACACGCGGGCCGACACGCTGCTGGTGGCGCTTCCGGGGATGGTCGCGGAGGAGAACGCGGCGATCAATGCCATGAACACGGTGGCGGGCGAGGTTGAGGCGGACGCGACCGCCGCGCTCAACGCCCAGGCCGCCGCCGCCGCCAGCGCCAACGCCGCTGTCAACGCGACCACCCTGGTTCGCCGCGCGACCAACTCCCTCGCCATCGGGACCGGCGCCAAGAACCTCACCGGCCTGAACAGCCCGGCCCAGGCCACCTTCGCCAACCTTGATGAGGTCATGCTCATCGACGCCGCGAACCAGAACAACCGGATGTGGGGCGCCGTCTCCCTGGCGAACATGGTGGCGGGCACCATGACTGTGACGGTGACCGGCACCAACTTCACCGGCAGCGGCACCATCGCCAACTGGATCGTCTGTCTGGCCGCCTTCGCGCCGACCGTCAGCTACTCCGACGCCCTGTCGGCCCGCAACTACCACACCGCCGCCGCCGCCATCCTCTAAGGAGCCGAACCCATGCCCCTCGACACGAACCCTGCCGGTATCACGGTCAATTCGCTGGTCTCACCGCAGTTCCCGGCTGCCCTAATGGCGACGGTCACGACCGCGAACTCGAACTACTCCGACACGCCCACAAACTCGGTGGAGCTGCTGCCGACCTCGGGCGCGGCGATCTCGGCCTATGCCCCCCGAGGGATGCGGTTGACCAAGGTCACCGCTCTGGCCCGCGCCACCATCACCACTGCAACCGAGCTTCAACTGTTCGTTTCGGACAGCGCCGGGTCCGTGAAGCGGTTCATCAACTCGACCCTCATGCCGACCTACACGGTTTCACAAAGCACCGGCCAGACCGAGATTGACCTCGGCTACAGCGAAACGAACCCACTGATCCTCAGCGCGGGTGAGCGCCTGTGGGGCGCCATCGGTCAAAACAACACCGGCATCCTGTTTCGTGCCGAAGGCGGCGGTTACTAACGCGATGCAGACCCCGCTGCTCGGCTTTCGCCCCACCCGGCAGGGGCTCTTTGTTCCCGACCCGGTGGGGCTGGCCGGGTTCACCCGACAGACCATGGCGCAGACGAAGAAGTCGGTGGGACCGACCTTCATCGGCATGGCCTCAAGCACCGGCGCCGGTTCGGCCCTGGTCATGCCCCAGGGCGCGGGCATTGGCGACCTGCTGATCTACTTCGGCAACGCCAACAGCAACCCGGTCACCCCAGGGAACGCGGCAAGCTGGAGCACGCTGTCCAGCGTCCCGGGCGATGTGGGCGGCAACTATCTCTGGAAGCGCGCGGACGCCACGGACTTTCAGCAAGTCGTGGGTTCGGGCACCAACCCAGCAATCACGGTGTGGGCGTTCCGCAACGTGGTCTCCCCGCACTATGTGACCGGCGAGGGCAACAGCGACGGGTGGACTATTCGCGGGGACACCTTCTCCGTCGCCGGGTTCACCAAGAACGCCAAGGCGGTCGGCCTGCTGTTCCTTATGATTGCGGACGGCACGGTGCAATGGCGCGGGGTCTCGGCCCCGGCGGACCTGATAATGCCGTCGAGGGGTTTCGCCTACGTCCCGGCGGACCGCATCCCCGTTCCGTCCGGCCCCTCATACCCGCGACAAAGCGCCTACACGATGAGCCCGCAGCACTACGTCAACGGCGCCAACGTGACCATGATCATCCCGGGCGCCTGGAGCCAAGCGGTCGTTGCCGTGATCGAACTGCGCGGCGCGTAACGTGAGCGACCTCTACCAGCGCATCCGGGTGGCGGACGGCGCCCCCATAGGCGCGCCCGGCGGGTTGCCCACGGCGCTCAAGGGCCTGTCGCAATGGCAGCTTGAGGACTTGTCGGGGAGGCTTGGCGCCGTGCGCGCTGCGCGCCTGGGGTTCGCGGGCGAGGGTTTCGTCATCGCGGTCCCGGCGCCGGACGTGCCGGTTGCCATTGAGCGCCTGTGGGCGCTGCTCGCGCTGCAGGGCCTTGGCCTCTACGCGACGGTCGAGGCGGCCATTGAGTCGGCGGACGTGCCGACGCGCCTCTACTACCGGGAGGCGGGCCTGTTCCGCCGGGATAGCGGCATCCTCGTGGAGTTCGCGCACGCCCTGGGCATGACCGACGCACAGATTGACGACCTGTTCCGCTACGCCGCCGCGCTTAAGGCCGCTGCCGTGCCTGCTGCGCCCACGCTTGACACCCCGGTCGAACCTGACCCCCCGCCAGACCCCTAGCCAGGAGCCCACCCATGACCCGCCTATTCGTCGCCGCCGTGCTTGCCACGATCCTCGCCGCCACCCTCAGCGCCCCGGGCGCCGTGGCCGCGCCCGTCACCGCCCCGATGCAGTCCGACTCGTCCGTGCCAATCTCGGTGGCGACCGCGACGACTGTCGAACTGGTCCCCGCCGTGGCCGGGCAGTCCATCTTCGTGACCCACTACAACTTCGTCGCGGCGGGCGCCGGGAGCGTGAAGCTGGTTTCGGGCACCGGCGCCAACTGCGGCACCGGCACCGCGGACGTGACCGGGAACTACACCCTGACCGCCTCGGCAGCCGTGGAAGCGGGTTCCGGCCTGGGTGTCCTTGCCATTGTGGCGCCCGGGCGCGCGCTCTGCATCACCAACGCCGCTGCGGTGGGAATGTACGGCCTCCTCTCGTTCGCCCAGCGATAAGCCTCGGCGCCACCCCTTAAGGAGACCCGCTGATGTCCAAGGGCAACACGTTCGAAAACGACCTCCTGCAGTTGATCTTCAACGCGGTCCCCATCGCGAACCTCGCTGACAACGCTGCCAGCGCCCCGCTGACCAACCTGTTCCTCGCCCTCCATAGCGCGGACCCGGGCGAAGCGGGCACCCAGGCCACCAACGAGGTGGCCTATACGGGCTACACGGGCGCGGTGCGCGCGGCGGTCGCGCGGACGGCGGGTGGTTGGACGGTCACCGGCAACAGCGTCAGCCCGGCTGCAACGGTCAGTTTCCCGGCTTGCACCGGGGGTTCGGCCACGGCAACCCACGTTTCAATCGGCACGAACCAGACGGTCGGGAACGCCTCGAAAATCCTCTACAAAGGCGCGCTCACCCCCAACATCGTGATCGCCAACGGTGTGACACCACAGATCACCAACACCTCCACGATCACGGAGGACTAGGCCGTGGCTCAGTATGCCAACGGCGGTCCGGCCTGGGCGCTTTGCGAGGCCAACGCGCCCGGCGCGACCCTCTGCCAGGAGGAGCCGCTGCCGCCCGAGGGCACCTACCGCGTGATCGGCTACTTCCTGTTCGACCGGGAAGGGGAACCGGTCCTGCAGTGGAACTGGGTCGAGTGGTCGCTTGAGGGCGCCAAGACCCAGGCGCGCGCTGATCTGGAGGCCGCCTATCAGGCGCGCATGGAGGTGGGTTTCGCGCACGACTTCGGCGGTGGTTTGGAACACCTACAGGTCAGCCGGACGGAGGATCAGGTTCGCTGGCTCGGCTACAAGGACGCCTGTGAGGACCAGATCGCAGCCGGGTTCGGCGCGGCGCCGGTCGCCATTCCCATCCGGTCGTTCGAGAACATCACCCACACGGTCACCGCGAACGATGGCCGCGCCCTGATGATCGCCCTGCGCGGTTGGATGGCGACCCAACTGGCGTGGACCTGGGCGATGAAGGACCACATCGAAACCCTCACCACCCATGAGCAGTTCGCCGCGCTCGACTTCGGAGGTTGACGGATGGCTATCACGACCCTGGACGACCTGATCGGCGCCACGCGCCAGAACATCGAGTATTACAAGACCGGCACGCGCACGACCGGCGCGGTGGCGGGCGCGAACTACACGTTCTTCGACCTC